AATTGGGAAACAGGAACCTTTTTAGCTGATATTTCTAATGTTGCGGAGGTAGGCCGTTTTTTAGTTGCTAATTGGCCAGATATTGAAAAACATATGCAAGATCAACACTATAAAATTTTTGTTGGTAATTACAATGTTTCAGAAGAAGAATTAAATTTACCAATAGGGCAAACAGAAGAGATAAGGATTGTTCCGGTTGCTGTTGGTGCTGGAGGTTTTTTAAAATCACCTATTGGAAAAATTATTACTGGCGCGGCTTTAATTGGTGTAACAGTTGCAACTGGTGGTTTTGGTGGTGCGATGGTTTTTGGTACAGCAGGAGGAACAGGCGCAGCGCTTTCATGGGGCAGTGTTGCTATGGGTATTGGCACAAGTCTTGCTTTAGGTGGCGTTTCTCAAATGCTTACGCCAACGCCAGACATTCCAACATTTAGCGGTAATGATTCTGCTTTAGATCCACAAAGTAACTATTCATTTAGCGGCGTTCAAAATGTATCCCGTTCGGGTGTTCCTGTTAATTTAATTTTCGGGGAAATCTTCAGCGGTTCCGTTATTGTTAGCGCTGGAATTGATACCGTTCAAGTTAAAGGAACTGCCTAATGGTACTTTTCAATCGAACTATTTTGTCTGCAATGGGTCTAATAAATGACCCAACATTGCCGAAAGAGGTACTTGGTTCAAAGCAATTTGCAACTTTTGTTGAAGTATTAGGCGAGGGAGAAATTGAAGGTTTCCCAAGTGCGGCGGCTTATACAAAAGGCACAAATAATTATAATTTAGCGGCGTTAAAAGATGTTTACTTAAATAAAACTCAAATTCTTAAATCTTCGGCTGATGTAACTAATTTACAAGATACAGATTATAACTTTAAAGATGTAGAATTTACACCGCGTTTTGGTACATCTAACCAAACATATATAGGTGGAATAAATAATATTGAGACTGAATTTAATGTTGGAACTGCTGTTACTTATTCATCCTCTGTTTCAAGGACTTTAACAAGCGGAATTGATGCGGTCAGGGTGACGATTGGTGTACCAAGATTACAAAAGTTTGAAGATGATGGCAGTATTTCAGGTTTAACAACAAGAGTCACAATTCAAATTACAGATAATGACGGAACAGTTGCTACGCCGATCAGTGACGATGCAATTAGTGGAAGAACTTCAAGCGCATATTTTAAAGACTATTTAATAAGCTTCAACGATGGTTCTCTTGTTCATCCTTTAACGGTCACAGTAAAAAGAACAGCGGCAGATAATACCGACCCAAAAAAATTTGATGCGTTTAATTGGTCGTCTTATACAGAAATCTTATTTGAACAAAGAGCATATCCAAATACGGCGCATGTTGCCTTAAGGTTTGACGCGGAGCAATTCCCACAAACTCCAGCCCGTTCATATCGTGTTCGAGGATTAAAAATCCCTATACCGTCAAATGGGACAGTTAATTCAACAACGGGTGCAATTAGTTATTCAGGAAGTTGGGACGGATCATTTAAAGATGACCCCGAATGGACAACGGATCCGGCTTTCATACTTCATGCGCTTTTGACAAACACCCGCTGGGGGTGTGGCGCTCATATCTCAGCTAGTCAACTTTCTAAATATGACTTTTATGCTGTTTCGCAATATTGCGGGGCAAGTGTTGATGATGGAAACGGAGGGACAGAACCAAGGTTCGCTGTTAATGGAGTTGTTCAGCAACAAGTCGACGCATACCGATTGATAAATGATCTTTGTTCTGTGATGCGTTGCATGCCCTTCTGGAGTACGGGCGCCTTAACGATTTCACAAGATGCACCAAAAGATGCAAGCTATCTATTCACCCTTGCCAACGTTGGAGAAGGTGGCTTTACCTATTCAGGTTCATCATTAAAAAGTCGTCATACCGTTGTTAATGTCGGTTGGTTCGACATGGAAACGCAAGAAATAGATTATGAGGAGGTGGTTGATAGTACGGCCAAAACAAAATACGGCGCAGTTGTTAAACAGGTAAAAAGTCTTTTTTGTACGTCACGTAATCAGGCGGCGCGTTTAGGTCGTTGGCTTCTTTATACAGAACAATATGAAGGCAGTGAAATTGTTACTTTTTCAATTGGATTATCAGCAGGCGTATTAATCAGACCCGGCGCAGTTATAGAGATTAGTGATCCTGTCAGGGCGGGTGTTCGGCGCGGTGGCCTTATCAAATCAGCAACTACAACAGTTATAACCGTAGATAACACTGACCAAACAGACTTACCAACAACCAATAACCCAACGCTTTCTGTTGTTCTTTCTGATGGTTCCGTTGAGACAAAAACAGTAAGTGGAATAGTAGGCGCAGCAATTACGGTTAGTTCTGCTTTTAGTTCCGCGCCAAATAGTAATTCCGTTTGGATCTTACAAAACGACACAGTACAAACAACCCAATGGCGAGTTTTAACAATTACAGAAGAAGAGGGCGTTAATTATATTGTTACGGCGCTTCCTTATAACTCTGGCAAATACGCTTATGTAGAAGATGGTTCAGATCTTCCCACAAGAAACACAAGTATTTTAAATACACCTCCTGATGCTCCCGGTTCTTTATCTGCAACAGAGCAATTTTATGAAGAAAATAATCAAGCAAAAGTAAAAATTATTGTTAGCTGGCAGTCAGTACCAAGAGCTACAAGTTACAGGGTGCAATGGAGAAAAGGAAGTGATAATTTTGTTTCTTCTGATGTTTTTTCAAGACCTGATTTTGAAATCCTTGATGCAACGGCGGGTGAATATGAAGTAAGAGTCTTTTCAATTAGTGGCGTTGGTATTTCTTCAACTGTTCCTAGTGAATTAACTTATACAGCTATAGGGAAAACAGAAGTTCCAAGCGCACCAACTAATCTTTTCTTTGAAGCAATAAACGCCAATACAGGAAGGCTTTCATGGAATCAATCAACCGATCTTGACGTAAAATTAGGTGGTAAATGTGTATTTAGGCATTCCAATAAAACCGATGGAACAGCAACATTTTCAAACGCTGTAACGCTTATTGCTGCAAAGGCTGGAAGTCAAACAGAAGCAACAATACCAATGGTAGAAGGTGAGATATTTTTAGCCTTTGAGGATTCAGGCGGCAGAATATCTAGCGCTACTTCAATTGTTATTGATTTACCTGATCCGATTGGTGCTTTAGCTGTTCAAACAAGAAGAGAAGACGGCGACACTCCACCCTTTAAAGGCACTAATTCTGATACCTACTACGAAGAAGATTTAGATGCTTTAACGCTTCAAGGAACATCTTTATTTGATACTGTTGCTGATGTCGATGCAATGGTTGATTTTGATATTTCAACGGGCGTTGATACTGAGGGAACATATACCTTTGCAAACAAATTAGATTTAGGCGCTAAGTTCTCACTTGATCTAAAACGTCATTTTGTAACTAGGGCTTATTTACCCGCTGATGATTTTGACGCGGTGGCAGATGTTGACGCGATTAGCGATTGGGATGGAGCAGAAATATTAAATGTAGATGCAAGATTATATTTAAGGTCTACTGATGATGACCCGGCTTCCGGCGGTGCTAGTTGGTCAGATTGGAAAGAGTTTATTAATGGTACTTTTACAGGTCGAGGCTTTGATTTTAAAACGATACTTACAAGTACCAACACAGATGAAAATATTCTTGTTGATGAATTGGGTTATACGGCCACACTTCAAAGAAGACAAGAACAAAGCACCGGGGCGGTTGCTTCTGGTGCAGGCAGTAAAACAATAAATTTCGCTAAAAACTTCTTTACTGGGACAAATAGTTTAGGCGGCACGAACGCTTACTTGCCTTCGATTGGTATTAATGCGATGAATCTTGCTAGCGGTGACTATATCGAGATGGGAACAGTAACAGGTAGTTCTTTTATCGTTACCTTTAAAAATTCAAGTAATGCCGCCGTTGATAGAAATTTCACTTGGTCGGCGGTAGGTTACGGCAAAGCAGTATAGAATAACGCTAATGATACGCATGAGCTAGAAAATGGCACAAGCTGATGGAGTAGTCGCAAACGGTACGGGCTCGGCTGTAAGAAGTGACATAAATACGCAATACGCCGCCTTATGGTCTAATCATTCAGGAAGTACGGAACCGAGTTCTGGAAAAGTTGCTTATCAATTCTGGGCTGATACCAATACAAACATTTTAAAAATAAGAAATAGCGCTAATAATGCTTGGATTAATTTATTTACGTTGGCAGGTGGAGTTGATGTTGATGCTGCCAGTAATTTCAATGAAGATGTAACTTTTACCGGCGCAAGTGCTAACGCTGTATGGGACAAGTCAGATAACGCTCTTGAGTTTGCTGATAACGCTAAATGTACTTTTGGAAATAGTGGGGACTTACAATTTTATCATGATGGGTCTTATAGCAGGATTATAGATAATGGAGCAAATGCTACTGCTTTCCAAACTGATGAATTAAGAATACATGATGCAGCTGCTAATGAAAATTTAGCTAAATTTGTAGCAAACGGAGCCGTATCTCTCTATAACGACAACGTACTTCGTTTTAACACCAATTCAACGGGGGCTCATTGTACAGGCAAATTAGTTACCTCTGCAGACGGTGGTGGAAGTGATTATTCGTCTCCCGTCGCTTTCTTAGCTTATTCAAGTAATAGTAATGATGCCAATACTGCTGAAATCTTCCAAGGTAGATATAACAAAAGAGCTTTAACAGTATCTCATGCTAATACTGGAAGTGTTACTCATGTCGTTTTTGAACAAAATGATTCAGATGTAGGATCAATAACAGGTGATGGATCTAACGTTGCTTTTAATACGTCTTCTGATTATCGGCTAAAAGAAAATGAAGCTCTTATTTCTGATGGTATAGAGCGATTAAAAACACTTAAACCTTATAGATTTAATTTTAAAACAACTCCTTCTAAAACAGTTGATGGTTTCTTTGCTCATGAGGTAACAGCAGTACCAGAAGCAATACATGGTGAAAAAGATGCAGTAGAAGAAGACGGTTCAATAAAATCACAACAATTAGATTATTCAAAACTTACACCTTTGTTAACTGCTGCATTACAGGAAGCAATTACTAAAATAGAAACACTAGAGACAAAAGTAGCTGCATTGGAGGCAAAATAAAATGCCAACGCCTCAAGAGGAACTAATAGAAGTAAAAGCTAGACTTGATTCTAATATTGCCAAAGTTCAAGAAATACAAGCACAAATAAAAAAGCTGCAAGAAGAGGGGCAGGCTTTAACACAGCCAATAATGGAAGATCAAGGTGCTTTAAAAGTTCTTGAAAAACTTATTGGTGCCCCTGCTACTTAAAAGTATTAAAGTATTCACAAAAGGGTTTTAAAATGGCTTATTCCTATACTTGGGAAATCAACGAATCTCAAATGTTGTCAAACGTTTCTAACGGGTTTATTTCAACCATTGTGTACAGAGTAAAAGGAATGGACGGAAGCGAAGAGAAAGCAAGAGCAACCGGACAAGTTGAATTTACGGAGCCTTCATCCTTGCCAAGTGATTTCATCGCTTTTAATAGCGTAAGTAAAGAGAAATGTTTGGAATGGGTGAAAACAGCAGTTGGATCAACACAAGTTACAGCTATTGAGGCTGGTTTAAAAGCTCAAATTGATTTAATTAATACCCCGACTGAAAAAGTTGGTGCCCCTTGGTCTTAGTGAACTTGCCTAGCTAGGTCTATTTGTTGTTGACTTTGTTGTTTAATTAA